AAAGAAAAAAAAAAAAACCCCCTAAGGGGAAAAAAAAAAACCGGGGAAAAGCCCGCTACTCTCTCTCGAAAAGAATCTTTTTATCAATCTCTTGTACCTTTTGTCGGTAAGTATCAAAAGGAAATGATTCGCTCCTTCTTTGATTATTGGTCTGAACTGAACAAATCAGAAACTAAAATGCGCTATGAACTTGAAAAGACCTGGGAACTTCCTAAAAGGTTAGCAACATGGGCAAATCGGGAAAAAATACCGGCCAAGCCAACTACTGATATTGGTGTGGTTCTCAAAGATAACTCTCCTGACAAATACGATTCGCCACAGGAAAGAAAATGGGAGGAAAGATGGAACAAATAGACTTTAAAAAAACAATCGACAATCTTAGGAAGACTGGATTTAACCCTGTTCCCAATCTTGTGAACATAGCGATACCAGATGCAAAGAATATCCTTTGGCAAGGGTTGAACTATTTCACGGGAAATGCCGAATGGCTACCGGAATACGATGAAATAGCCACATGGCTTTCTGGGAATAACGGGCGTGGACTTTTATGCCATGGCAATTGTGGACGAGGGAAATCACTTATATGCTGGAAGATTATCCCTTTGCTTCTCAATCACTATTGCCGGAAGATTGTAGCATGTTATGATGCACAACAGATGAATGCTGATATAGACGCTGTGAAGGCAAAGCATATCATCTATATTGATGATGTCGGCACAGAGAATCTTAGCGTGAAATTCGGAGAAAAAAGACTTGCCTTCTGTGAAATTGTTGATGAAGCGGAAAAGCGAGGAAAGCTCTTGATATTGACCACTAATCTATCACTTGATGAAATATCCCAAAAGTACGGGGAACGGACAATGGATAGATTGGTGGCGATTACTACACGGGTAAAATTCAAAGGAGACAGTCTGAGAAAATGAATGTTACAATATGCTGGGTTACCAAAGATCGGGAAGCCATAGAAAAAATACGAAAGAAGTTCGGCATATCATCCTACATGAGCATCAACAGGGAGACTCCCTGTGATATCAAGGAAGAAGATATGGAACTCCTTAGAGAGACTGAAAAACGAGGATTCATTCAAATAAGAAACAAGTAAAACCATGTTAGTAGGAACAACAAATCTTAATACTACCCTCAACTTAACCTATGTGTTGACAGATGTTGTAGAAACCCTTCTCTATGATTTGAGAAGTGAAATGGGGAAGCAAGGCTATGAGTTGCGCCACGATGCGAAACGCAATTTCAACACAGCTATAGCTTCTATTCGTAAATTGAAACAGGACGTTGACAAAACCCAGTTCTCCACACAGGAGAACTTTGGAAACGACTCCGATTGCCTTCTTGCGTTTATCAGGTTGTTGGTAGACCGGTGCGGAGACGATGATAAGAAGATGTTCGAGTTTTATAATTACATCAAGCGATTCCCTTCACAGCTTGGGTTGGAACTGGCTGATGAAAGAAGTACGTTCTCTCATATTTTCGAAAGTAATAAGAAGCCGGATTAGTCATGAGAATACTCCTAAACATCCTCCTTCTCCTCGGAGTGAACATCTTATTTTACATGGTAGTGTATGCGATAGCGGACTGCCTGATGGATGTATACAATTAATTAAAACAGAACAGAAATGAAGCAAAGTAAATTGACTCACGGCTCCCTGTTTAGTGGTATTGGCGGTTTTGAATTAGGTGCCGAAATGGCAGGAATTGACACTTTGTGGAATTGTGAGATAGAAAAATTTCAAGGTGAAATATTAAAAAACAAATTTCCTCATGCAGAAAGATTCACAGATATTACAAAAACAACCGGACTCCGATATGTGGACATCATTAGTGGAGGATTTCCGTGTCAAGACATCAGTGTTGCCGGAAAACGTGAAGGTATTAAGGGAAAGCGCTCCGGGTTGTGGAGTGAGATGTACCGAATTATATGGGAAGTTAGACCTAAATACGTCATCATTGAAAATTCGCCAGCTCTCACTATTTCCGGTCTCGAACAAGTCCTATGCGACCTTTCCAAAATCGGGTATAATGCGGAATGGCAATGTATATCAAACTACGCTTTTGGATACCCACACAAAAGGGAAAGACTTTATCTTATTGCCTACTCCAACAAAATCGGATTACAAGGCGACGTTTGCAAATGTGGAAGCATTAACTCGATATTTAAACAGTGGACATCAGATACGAATGTCGGATATACTTGCGCAAAAAGGATTCTTGAAATCCCAGCGCATAGCACTGTTAGAAATGATGATGGGTTTCCCGATTGGTCACACAGAGTTGGAAGTATCGGCAATGCGGTAAATCCAACAGTGGCAAAATATTTATTTGAATGTATTAAGATTTTCGATAAACAATTAGCGTAAAACAATAAATGAAATGAATACAACCTTTGAAAAGTCAGCTAATACCACTGACGAATGGTACACGCCAAAGGAAATTATAGACGCATTGGGAAAGTTCGATTTAGATCCATGTGCTCCGGTTAACCCACTTTGGCAAACAGCAGAAATCATGTACAACAAGAATCAGGATGGCTTAACTAAAAAATGGATAGGCCGGGTTTGGCTAAATCCTCCTTATTCCCGTCCGCTTATAGAACAGTTTGTTAAGCGTTTGGCAGAGCATGGAAACGGAATTGCATTACTTTTCAACCGTTGCGATTCAAAGATGTTTCAAGGTGTAATATTCGAGAAGGCAACAGCGATGAAGTTTCTACGTAACCGGATTCGTTTCTTTCGTCCAGATGGTACTCGCGGAGATTCTCCCGGTTGTGGTAGTATCCTAATCGCTTTCGGTGAAGAGAATGCAGAGATATTAAGAACCTGTGATATCGCAGGTAAGTATGTTAGAATCAATTAGAGTAAAACAAATAAAAATATGAATCAAATGGATATAAAGTTAAGTAAGATGCAGCTTATTCATTTAGGAAATATCTGCAAAAAAGGATGGGGTGGTTATAGTAAACCCTCCGGGGATTTAGAAGAAATGGTAAAAAACGGTCTATTGACAAAATCAGCCGGACCATTCGGTGATGTTGTTTATCGTCCAACTGCCGAAGGACGTAAATTCATTAACTCCAATGAAATATGAATCAAGAGGAAATAATCAAGCGATTAAAGGAAGGTAATAAATTCACCGGACGAAATGGTGCATTTACAGGTATTGTAACCCCATTAATTTATGCTGATAAAGCAAATATGCTGGTGGTTGAATGCGAAAAGGATGGATGTAAATTTCAAGATGATTGGATTTTACTACATACTATTTGGGGATTCCAAAACGGAGATTATGTATTTATTTAAAACAAATCAGAAATGAGTGAATTATATATACCCATAGAACGTCCTACAAGAAATTTGGTAAATGGCAGGTTCCTGAAAGGTCACACCCCTCATAACAAGGGGAAGAAGTTGAAATTCCATTCAAGATGGAGTAAACGTAGATGCTTAAAGAATTTGGAAAAAGGACGTGGAGCATGGCACAAGACGGGTGCTGGCATGAATCGGAAAAGTGTAGTAGCTATAAAAAATGGTCAACTGTGTGGTATCTTCCCTTCTATTCAAGATGCAGGCAAGGCAACAGGGGTCAGCCCGTCCTTGATTAGTTATATCTGCCATAAGAAACCCGGCAAACACAAAGCTTGTGGTTTTGAGTGGTTCTTTGAGAATGATAATACTTGGTGTGATTTGATATTAAATGGAAATGGATGATAAACGAAAACAAATATTGGTAGATTACATATCATACCTGTATACAACAGGAAAGAACTATGATTCCATTGGCAAGTATATCAAGTATGTAACGGATTTTCTTGAGAGCGCCGAAGAAATCAATCGCCGCGGTTATTTGAAATATAAACATAAAAATGCGGATGCTATGGTGCGCCATTCGTTTATGTGTGCGGCTGTTTGTGATTTATTGTCTTATCTTAAAATCGGATATGGCCGACGGGAAAAGGCTGTAAAACCTTTGGAGAAACTTGAGGTTATTTCAGAGAAAAATAAGAAACTGCTCCATGATTTCATAATATGGTTGACTGATAACAATGATTATTCATCACATACAGTTGATATCTATCACACCTCTCTTAAGCAATACTTCGAATACGCCAATGAACTGAATATGGAGAATTGCAGGCGATTTATAAAAAGCCTTGAAGAGGCGAAGCTCTCTCCTGCCACCATTCGATTACGTATTACAGCCATTGAGAAGTTCTCTAAATGGATGAAAAAGCCGATAGAATTGAAGAGGCCTAAAATGAAACGTAAGTTAGATATTTCTAATGTTCCTACCGAAGATGAATATAATCGGTTACTGGAGTATCTTAAAACAAAACTCAACAAGGATTACTATTTCTTCATTAAGGTATTGGGTACTACAGGGGCCCGGCTCTCGGAGTTTCAGCAATTCACGTGGGAGGATATAGCGACCGGTGAAGTTGTTCTGAAAGGGAAAGGGAACAAGTATCGACGTTTCTTTTTCCAGAAGCAATTGCAGAGGGAGGTGAAGGACTATATAAAGGAGACAGGCAAATCCGGTACTCTTGCTGTCGGGAGATTCGGACCGTTGACTCAAAGAGGTTTTTCTCAGCACCTGAAAGCATGGGGTAAACATTGCGGTATCGATTCAAAAAAAATGCACGCTCACGCCTTCCGGCACTTCTTTGCTAAAATGTTCCTGAAGAAAACCAAAGATGTAATTCAATTAGCAGACCTTCTCGGTCATGGTTGTGTAGATACGACAAGAATTTATTTACAGAAAAGTTATGATGAACAACAAAGAGACTTTAATAAAAACGTTACGTGGTAGTGTAGCTCAGCTCAATGAATTGTCTAATATGACTGAAGGTATAGATGTTTATGACGCTGCCGGATATGTTGATACTGAATTTCTTATGGAAGCGCTTTCCTGTGTTAATACTTTCATGGATGCGAGTAATATGGTCATTACGAAAATATCCTCACTGTTAGCGCCGGACGTTCCGGTTGATGAAAGGAAAAAGCAGGCTGATGAAGGTAAGAAATGGAGTGCGGAAGAGATATTGAAACATTGTACTCTTGAGGATAGTGTTCTTAAACTTCCGAAAGTACAATTCAATAAGAAATCCTATGCCGAAGCAAAGAAATGGATAGAAGAAGCTGGCGGCTCATGGCAGGGAGATAAGATACAGGGATTTACATTCCCTTTTAATCCAAAACGTGTGTTCTCCATCTTGAAAGAAGGTAAGCGATGCGATTTACAAAAAGATTTTCAATTCTTTGAAACGCCTGCTGATGTTGCCGACTGGCTGGTTATGCTTGCCGGAGGGATATATGAGGATGATACAGTATTAGAGCCGAGTGCCGGACGTGGCGCTCTGATAAAAGCGATTCATAGGTCGTGCCCGTCAGTAACAGTTGAATGCTATGAACTGATGCCGGAAAACAGAGAGTTTCTTCATGCACTTGATAACGTAATATTGCTTGATGAAGATTTTACGAAAGATAGTGTAGGACATTACACTAAAATTATTGCTAATCCTCCGTTTTCCGGTAATCAGGATATTAACCATGTAAGGCTTATGTATGAACGCTTGGAAGAAGGTGGAACTCTTGCTGCTATTACCAGCCAGCATTGGAAATTCGCATCTGAAAAGAAATGTGTTGAGTTCCGGAAATGGTTGGAAGAGGTTCATGGAGAAGTTTTTGAAATCGGAGCAGGTGAATTCAAGGAAAGTGGAACGACTGTTAGCACTATGGCAGTTGTAATAAAAAAGTGATTCAAATCAATAAAGATATGAAACAGACATTAGAAGAAGCTGCAAAAGAAGCGGCAGAAGATTGTTATGAATGCCAATACGATAATAGCTTAGAAATGAGGTTGGTTAAAGAGGCATTCAGACAAGGTGCACAATGGCAGTCAAAGCAATCGCCTTGGATAAGCGTTAAGGAGCGGTTGCCGGAAGAGGATGGGTATTACTTTGTTACTGACGGTGATGTCGTTGAGAAAGTTTATTTCTTTAAAAGATGGAATAAGTTTGTATCAACTAGGGATTATCCTCATCTATTTTACGATGAAGGCGTAATAAAAGCCTGGTTACCTATTCCGTCTTTCGATGATATACTCGAAGCCAACAGAGATGTACTAGAACGGATTAAAGAGTAATTATGATAAGAAAAATACAGTAGTAATATATGGAAACCGTAGAACTAATAATTAAAATCGCATTGTTTATCCTCAATGTTTCAACTGTTGCTTTCATTGTAATCATGATAAGCAAATGGCACAAACGTATGGAGGACAAGCTGAATAGTATTCAAAGATATATTCATCACGTAACGGATCGTAACGACATCGTATACATCAATCAGCTTGAAGAGATAAAAAGGATACTGATAGAATCTGAACGATATGAGGATGCTGACAAGATAAGCAAGTGTATTGAGATTGAATACAGTAATCTTAAAAGAAAAATGGAAAAGTAATAAAAGATATGGAACTAAAAGAATTAACATCAAGAATATGTGATCTTTTCGGGTGTGTCAGTGTTGATACACTTCCAGATAAGATTATGTTTGCCTTGTTCTCTCAAAATTCAACCTTATATTTTGAGAAATACAAGGAGTTATGCCCTGATTTGACGGTAGACTGGTTACAAAGAGTATATCAATTCTACCATGCAGACAGGAAAGAGAAGAAACAGGATTATACGCCAGTATCCCTTGCTAAACTTGTCTCTTTTCTCAGTTATATGCCAAGTGAAAAACTGGTCTACGATTGTTGTTGCGGCTCCGGTGCACTAACTATCCAAAAGTGGTGCACCAATCCTGATTTGAAATTTGTTTGTGAAGAGCTTGACGAACGAGTGATACCTATTCTCTTATTCAATCTCTGTATTCGCAATATTGAAGCAACAGTGATTAATAAGGATATCTTATCCGGTAATATTATTCATTCATATAATACCATTAAAGGTACTGTATATGCATCCGTTCAGCGTCCGATGTTTCCTGAAACAGAACTGATGAAAGCCGATGTAGGGGTATCTAATCCTCCTTTCAATCTAAGAGTATCGGTTTCAGAAACAATCCTAAAGGATTTGCCGCAAAAGTACACTTGTAATTTTGCCTTTGTCGCCCACTGTCTGCAAAGGAGTGACAGATGCGCCTTAATTCTCCCTAGGGATGTGCTAACGAGTAAAGAAGAAAAGGAATGCAGAAAGTTTCTAATAGAGAAAGGGTGGCTCCAAGCTGCCATATCTTTGCCTGAAAAGATGTTTGAGTCTACCTCTGTTGCTACTTGTATCCTTGTTCTCGATAAAAGGGAAAAAAGTAAAGATGTGATGCTGATTAATGCGGAGGAAATGAAATCAGTCGAGGTGAGAGAACAACGTGGAGAAGGTGATGCTTCACATTATAACCGTATTTACAAAAAAGAATTCAACACTTTTTCAGATGAACAAATAGCCGCTATATGCGAGCTTACAATAAAAGAGCAGGACTCATTTTCTAAAAGAATTTCGCAGGAAGAATTAGAACAACATGGATATAATCTGATTATTGGTCCATATCTTCCTATAGAATTTGAAGGAACTGTTCACCGTGACTTTAACGCTATCATTTCAGATATTAACCGTATTATCTGTGAACGTAATGTCATAAAGGTTACAGTCAATAAAGTATGGGCTGAAAAACTAGGACTTACGCACGGCTTTTTCATTTAAACTTTGATTTAGGGGTATAATCTCCCTACCCATGCCAGTGCGGCATGGGAGCTAATCCTGCTGTTGATAATCAATAATTTACAAATATATCAAATCTAAATTCTTCTCATTTTTGAGCCAGAAAATGTAACACCTTAGTGAAGCTTACCGATAGTTCCCTTGTTATCTCAGCCGTACCTTTTCGCTTATCTGATATTTTTTTCCTTCTGTTCTTCCAAACAGCAATCAGTGCCAATACCATCCTTTGAATTGTGTCGAGGTTTCTAGCCGTCCGTTCAGTCTTACGCTTTATACTGTCCTGCCGAAGGTTTCGGTCAAGATCCCAGTGCATGCTTTCAATAGTCCAATGCTGTTTGGTTATCTGACTAAGCCGCTCTGCACTGCTATCCAGGCTTGAAATGTACAGTCGCTGTTCAGATGTAGTCTTGCCATCAGACTTTTTCTCTGTAGATGTGAGTATTTCTATAACTGTCAAATTGCCATTCCATTTTTCTCTGTCGACAATAAGTTCTTCCCCACGGTATATACGGCATATCCTTGACTCAATCCTACCATGTTCCAAGTATGGACCTTCCTTGTAGACATCAGTTGGGGTGGTGGTCTTTATAGAGTCTTCAAGGCCATAGCGCAAAGATCTTTGATTCGCCTTGAGTTCGATCACGAAGTCCGCTCCCTTATCTCTAATCTTGTCTATTATTGCCTTTTGGAATGACATGGCATCTGCTGTGACTACACATCCTGACACGTCTAGTTTGTCCAATAACCGGGGCACGGATTTGATTTCATTACTTTTCTCCTTGCAAACATCAGTAGCCAAAGTAAAGCCCGAACCAAGTGAGTATGCAGAGACGATATCAGGGTTACGTCCGTTCTCGTACAAGGTACCTCGCATGGCCTTGCCATCAATACAAATGATATCAGTTGCCGAAGAGGATATTTCCTTGCGGAAAACGTCTGCAAAAGCAGACATTCGGTCAGCCATCTTTTCATCGTCTATGCTTTGAAACACACGGCAAAGCGTAGCTTCTGACGGTAAACCATATGGAAATAACCCTTTCGCCTGCAGGCGTTTCAAGTGGCGTTTGCCAAATTGAAGTATTTCAGCTCTGGTAATACACTTGCTGAGCCTCCCCAATATGACAAGCATGAGTATGTCTTCAAGTTTGTGTTTGAAGTTCCCCCTGCTTGTTCTGCGGTATTCAGGGACTGAGGATACAAATTTTCTCAAATGAGTCATGATGCTGCCACGAAGACAGTCAAGGTGTTTCTTCTTTAGTAGTATTATGTATAAAAAATTGTATATCAATGAAATAAATCGTATTTTTGCTATCGCAAAAACAAAGGCGGAAGACAATATTAACACCATATCTTATTGAATTCCGCCTACAAAAAAATAAAAATGAACGATAAGAAGAAACACCTAAGGCGGTGCTTCCGCATCGCTGCGCACGAATATAAGGAATTTTACTGCAATAACAAGCGATGAACAATATTTCTTAAATGAAAAAGCCGTGTGACTTACGGAAGTTATAAGAGACTGTGAAGCATCTAATGAAATTGTTAAGGCAATGAATGAAAGCCTTGCATCATTCAAGAATTACGAAGTAAAAGAGAAGATTATTGAGAACAAGTATATTCAATCATCTAATAGTAAAGTGTTTGTGATTGAAAATACTGATAAAGAGATATTATCAAGTATCATGCCTTTCTTTATGAATATGTACAAACAGCATCTTTACTATCTCAATAATGAAGAAAACAGACTTCTTGCGGAACTTAGGGATTCAATGCTTCCTCTGTTAATGAATGGAGATTTAATGTTAAAAGACAGTGACGAATGATTATGAACCAAGAAATAGACAACAACCTACTGGCTGACTGCTTTGAATCAGCCATGAGAGAGAAATTCCTAGAAAAAGACTGGGAGATTAAATTATGGGCTTATTCCCTGTATAATGCGAATATGTGGGGGAGGAGTGTAAAGTAATAAACAGGAAATTATTAACTTTGTGCTACATGTCAAGTGGCATGTAGCTAATCAGACGAAAAGACCATGAAGCTATCAGTTAAACAGGAAATTTTTTGCAATTACTATATTGAGTGTGGAAATGCGTCCGAGGCTTATAGGCGTGCATATTCTTGCTCAAAGATGAAAGAAAAACAAATTTGGGAAGAATCATCTAAACTATTAAATAACCCAAAGGTTTCCCAAAGGATAAAAGAGCTTCAAGAAGAGCTAAAGAAGAAATCAGACATTACAAAAGAAGAAGTATTGAAGATGCTAAGAAGCTTTATGTATGCTGATATACGCAATTTCCTTACCATAAAGGACGGCAATGTTACTTTCAAAGATAGTGAAGACTGGACTGACGAAATGGCAATGCAAGTCGAAAGCGTGAAACAGGGGAAAGAGGGGATTGAAATAAAACTGAATGGGCGTACATGGACTATCCAACGACTTTGCAAAATGCTTGGTTTTGATTCTCCGCAAGATATGAATATAAACATTGCATCTCCTATGACCAAAGAGGAAGCCAAACGAATAATAGAAGACTTATGATGGGGGAAGGATATGATTATATACGGGCGTTTTGCCTATCAGGGACGTTAAACTATACGAGATATTTCTTTAAAGCAAGATTCGGTCGCAAATTTGTAGTAAATGACCATCACGTAAAGATATGCCAGGCTCTTGATGATGTGATTGACGGAAAGATAAAGAAGCTGATTATAAACATAGCTCCAAGATATTCCAAGGCTATTGATAATGAAACACCGATGCTAACCATGAATGGTTGGAAAAAGGCTTCAGAAGTACAAATTGGAGATTATCTTTTTGGAAGTGATGGTAAGCCGACTAAGGTACTTGGAGTTTACCCGCAAGGTATAACAGATGCTTATAATGTTGAATTTTCCGATGGAACTCATCTTGTTACAAGTGGGGATCATTTATGGGCTGTTCATGAACGTAAGAGATGGGATAAACTTAAAGGTCAACATAAAGTAATAAAGCGTACAAAAGAAATGTCTGAAAGGCTATATGATTCTGATGGACATAAAAAATATGACATCCCGATTATAAAGCCTATTTCTCCTATAAGAAATGAGGAAAAGATATTGCCAATTGACCCATATCTTTTCGGATATTGGCTAGGTAATGGTTCGAGCTATAAGGCTGAATTTTGCACAATGGATATTGAAGTAGTTCAAGCATTTAGATCCAAATATCCGATAACAATTAGGACTCATCAAAATGCAGGGAAAGCTACAGAATATGGAATTCGTGGAGGATTTGTGAGTACGCTTAAAAAACTTGGGGTAATCGGTAATAAACACATTCCAATTCAGTATCTATTATCCGATATTGACAGCAGATTTGCACTTCTTCAAGGGATGATGGACTCTGATGGGACATGCGGGGCAATTTCTCATCAATGTTCTTTATGTTTTGTAAATGATCGCTTAAGGAAAGATGCAAGGACTCTAATAGAAAGTTTGGGAATGTATTGTACGGAATGTGGCCCTATTATAATGATTCGTAGTCCTAAGAATCCCTTCAGATTAGAAAGGAAAAGCCGAAAGTATAAGCCTTTAAATAAGCGGCATTTTTCAAAACGATTTATTACGGCTATTACTAAGGTTCAAGATAGAGAGACTATATGTTTTAGAGTAGACTCCGAAGATCATCTTTTTGCAGCTGGAAGAGATTTAATACTTACTCATAATACAGAATTAGTGGTTAAAAACTTTATTTCATATGGTCTTGCAGTCAATCCTTCTGCCAAATTCCTTCATTTATCTTATTCAGATGATCTGGCCAATGATAATTCAGAAGAGGTAAGAGATATAGTTAAGTCGGAAGAATATAAGCGTGTATTCCCTTATGTAGACATAAAGAAAACAAGCGATGCAAAAAAGAAGTGGTATACAACAGAAGGCGGGGGAATGTACGCAACAGCTTCTGGGGGACAAGTCACAGGTTTTGGTGCTGGTGCAGTTGATGATGAAAACGATCTATCCAAAGAATTAGAAGAGTTCAAACCGTCATCTAAATTTGCAGGTGCATTGATTATTGACGACCCGGTTAAACCTGAAGATGCAATATCGGACACTCCAAGAGAAAAGGTAAACCAACGGTTTGAAACAACTATAAGAAACCGTGTAAACTCACGGAATACCCCTATTATAATCATTATGCAAAGACTTCATGAGCATGATCTTTGCGGGTATTTGATGGAAACAGAGCCGGGAGAATGGACTGTCTTATCTCTTCCGGCAATAATATATGAAAATGGCAAGGAGAAAGCTTTATGGGAGTTTAAACATACCATCGAAGAGTTGCATAGGATGCAGAGGGTGAATAGCTATGTTTTTGAAACCCAATATATGCAGAATCCAACTCCTATGGAAGGCTTAATGTATGGAAAGTTTAAGACTTATGAGGCTATTCCGATAACCAATAGAGCAATAAGGAAAAACTATACAGATACAGCCGATACCGGAAGCGATTATTTATGTTCTATTGATTATATCGATACAGAGATAGGGAATTTCATTCTTGATGTCCTTTTTACACAAAAGGAGATGGAATTTACCGAACCGGAAACTGCTAAAATGCTCACTAAAGACCAAATATCCAAGGCAAATATAGAAAGCAATAATGGAGGAAGGGGATTTGCCCGGAATGTAGAGAAACAAATGCGGATGATTGGCAACTCCAAGACTCAAGTAAGCTGGTTTCATCAGTCAAAAAACAAAGAGGTTCGGATCTTTACCAGATCTTCCGAGGTGATGAACCTTACTTATTTCCCTGCTGATTGGGAAAGGAGGTGGCCGGAATTTGCGTCTCAACTGAAAACATACAGGAAAAGGGGGAAAAACGCTCACGATGACGCATGCGACGCTCTTACGGGAACTGTGGAGATGAGAGGTGAGGTAGATGTTCTATACTACAAGAAAGAGGAAATAGGGGTAAATAATCAAATTTTTGTTGAAATACACCCCAATATAAACGGATTGTTTATAATGGTTTCTTATTGCGTTGCTGGCGGAAAGATGTTCATGATTGACTGCTTGTTCTCCGATTCGCTAATATCTGTTGACCAACTTATTAATAAAACAGACGGGAATGTACAAATGGAGATTCCCGTAGAGATGAAACATTACGCAGACGATTATAGGAAGCTTATAGATCATGATTTGTGGGTAAGAGAAGAATCAACAGATAAGAAAACTATGATTGAATCGTATAAATCGATTATTAAAACAATCTACTTCCCGGAATCCGATGATTCATTTTCTGCATTAATCGCTAACATGTCTGATTATGATGGTATTAACAGCTTTGAAGGCATGTATGTATTATCTTGCGTGTGCGCTCGTGCAAAATCTTCAAAAGTGATATAATTACGAATAATAATTATCTATTTTTATTTGGACTAAATAGAAATTATTTCTATATTTGCGGTGAGGATAACAATCCCTTCGTGTGAAGATGCACGGAACCTATAATTTTTATACTATCGGATTTTTCGTTAGTATTTTTGTCCGTAAAGACCTCTTCATTTCGTAGGGAATGGTTATCTCAAATCAGATAATCATTCTTTTTATGTCTAAATTAGGAAATTGGTTTCAAAAAAAAATTAATATATCTGTTCCCTCAATGAGAGAGACAGTAAAAGCTATTGAAAAGGATTCTAATGGGAATTTCTTGTATCTTACCAATTTCTTCTCGCCATCTGGTAACATCAAAAATGATTATAATCTAACCCTGGATAAGGATAAAGCAGATTCTCTTCTTGTATGCACCCCATTCTCTACTGTTATAAATAAAATAGGTTCTCTTTTTGCGAATGGGAGAATATATGTCACAGACAAGGATGGGAATGAGAAAGAGGAATATAATGATATTAGAGAATTGCTGTCGCGTCCTAACCCACTTCAAACAAGAGCTGGATTCTTTAAAGAGATTGAGATGTCTCTTAAGCTTTTCGGATATTGTCCCATTTTCACTGTAAGAGCAGCAAAAAAATCATCTCCACTCGCAATGTATGTCATACCTGCACAGATATTTCACATGGTTTCTTCCGGGAAACTATTTCGCCAGTATGATATAGAAGATATTGTTTCTAGAGTTTATCTTGAATGGAATGGTTTGCAAGAAGAATTATCCGATGAAGATTATTTTGTAATTTACGATAGTTCTGCAAATGTTAATGGCTCTAATCAGGATATAAAATTCTCTTCGGTTACAGACTCCCTTTCTATGCCAATTAATAACTGGATTGCAGCAATGGCAGCCAGTTATCAGTTAATTGTAAATGGTGGTCCCAAAGGTATTATTTATTCTGATTATACCGATAAGATGGGTAATCAGGCTATGACACCAGAGGAAAAAGAAATATTGGAATCTAAACTAAAAGAAAAATATGGTATTCTCAATAAATTTCCTATCCTGACGTCAAAGATAAAACTTGGATGGATTCCCTTAAATTATGATGCGTCCCAGCTTAAACTTCACGAAGAGGATAAGCGGTGTAGCAGAAAGATATGCAATGCGATAGGTATTGATTATAGTTTATTTGATGAATCTAAATATGACAACAAAAGCATAGCGGAAAAGTCCGCTTACCAAGGTCTTATTATTCCTGATTCAGAAAAAGTGTCAGAGGCTTTGACAGACGCAATTTGTCCCAAAGGTGTTTTTATAAAGTTGGATTATACTCATATTGATTGCCTTCAGAAAGACAAGTCCGCATCTTCTTCCGCTTTTCAGAAAATGGCTTCTTCTTTAATTCAATTAGTTGAAAAAGGTCAGATAACTCTTGATGAATCCAGGAATGAGCTGGCAAAGTTTATAGATATCGATCCTGATAATCCAAAAGGTGAATTAAAAACTAATAACTCTATTGAAAATGGACAAAACTAATAAATATAGCGGAAGAATGGGGATGCAGTATAAGACATTCTCTATTTATGCAAAAGAAGTAAACTACGACAATGAAAGCCGTACCATTAGTGGATATGCCGCCATTTTTGGGAACAAAGACAAAGCGGGTGATATTCTGATAAAAGGATGTTTTTCCAAGAGCATCCAGGACAGAGGGCCGGAAAGCCCGGCTAACGATAAGATAATTATGCTTTGGATGCATAATATGAATGAGCCTATAGGCCGGATTGCAGTATTAAATGAAGATGAAAAAGGACTTTATTTCGAAGCAAAAATAGATGAAGTCCCGAGGGGAGAACAGGCAATAAAACAGCTCGAATCCGGAACTTTAAACCAATTCTCAATCGGATATCAGTATGTGTGGGAGAATTGCGAATACGATGCGGAAAAAGACGCTTTCATAGTGAAAGAGGTAAAGCTTTATGAAATATCGGTAGTCTCTATCGGTTGCAATGGAGAAACAGAATATTTGGGGCTAAAATCCATAGAGGATGTCGAAAAAGCTTATGAAGAACTAAATACCGAAATATCAGAAGTGTGTTCAGGAATGCCTGCATCCAAACAGCAAAAGATACAAAGAATTATATCAAAAGCAATGTCACTTGCGTCATTCAGGCCGGAGATTCGGAAAGAGCCTACACCTGAAGGAGAGGAAGCCGACATGCACGGCAATAAGGTAAAATCAATGTTTGAAAATTTAAAATTAAAGTAAGTATGGGAAAAGAAGTGAAAAAGGTTGAGTTTAAGGATTTCCTTGATACTAAAGGATTGTCCGAAGACGAATCTAAGGTTTTTGAAGTGTTTTCCAAGGGGTTGGATGACTACATGGAGGCTCTTTTCGACCAGTTTGTTAAAGACGAGATTGATTCTAAGTCTATGAAAGAGTCAATTGAAAATGCAACTAAGGCTATCGATGAACTGAAAAACGAGGTGAAAGGATTTGCTGACAGCAAATCTATCAACGAACGCTTGAAATCATTTGAAGAAACAATCGTCCGGATCAAAGCTGCGACCGAAAAAACAAAGGGAGGCGATATTAGATTTAAGTCTCTTGGAGAACAAATTGCTGATGCCTGCAAAGGTTTTGTAACCGAGATTAACGGAGTCAAAACGATTGATATTGAAGCTCTAAAGAAAAAGGGCGGAGTTAAATTTGATGTCGTAGTGAAATCATCTGCTCCTGTAATGACTACAGAAGGAAGTCCTGTTGCCGGTGGAATTACAATTGACGATCAAATCAGTGTAGCCCCTCGTAAACGTGCTTCTATCCGTGACGTGGCTAATGTAGCAAGTATTTCTACTCCGTCTGTAGTATATGCTGAATTGAAAGATGTTACCGGTGATGCCGCATGGGTTCCCGAAGGAGGTTTAAAACCTTCAATGACAGCATCTGTGGAGACTGTTACCGTTTCTGCCGGAAAGGTAGCTTTGACAGCCAAGGTTACAACCGAAGTCTTACAAGATATTCCGCAATTGGAAAGAGAAATTGAAGCCGAGATTATCAATAAGATTGGCTTGAAAGAAGAAGATGGAATATTCAATGGAACAGGTTCCGGTGGCCAGATAAAAGGAGTTGGTGATTCAATTCCGGCATTCTCTCTAACGGGAATCGAAGTGTCCAAGTCCCCTAATATGTATGATGCGATTGTGGCCGCTTATACTCAAATTGTAAGTGTAAGCAATATGGCTTATTCTCCGAATGCCATTCGTATGAATCCGGTGGATTATGCTAATATGCAGCTCACAAAGAACGACAATGGTGATTATATCCGCCCATTTAAAATTGGGGATGAATTGATTACGGGACTTCGGGTTATCCAAGATCCGAACGTAAAGCTAGGATCTTTCCAGATGGGAGACTTTCGTTATCTATTTATCCGTGATTATGTTGTCCTTTCCATGAGCATTGGTTGGGAGAATGATGATTTCACCAAAAACTTGGTGACTATCTTGGGTGAAAAGAGAATGCTTGCTTATATCAAGTCTCAATATAAGACAGCATTCGTGTCTGACACATTCCAAAATGTGATTACTGCGATAACCAAAAGTGCTTAACGTGTTAAAATGTAAAATATGAAAAGAAGCAGTATTAATAAAGCAAAAAGCGACAACTCTTATAATATGGACTTGTCGGAAGTGTACAAAGTTACATTCCAAAAGGATTTCGGTGCATTTAAGTCGGGGGATGAAACCCACGTCTCCCTTCCGATTGCGATGAAATGGGTAAAGATGGGGGTAGTTTCAGAAACTTCTGAAATAACTTCTGCGGCCGATAAGGCTGGATGCTCTGACCTTTTGAAAAAAGATAAGAAGAAAGGAGAATAAACAATGATTATTGACGGCTCATATTTTACAGGATTGCTAAGTCTCGGCATAATCTGGGATATAGACGATGATTCAATCACAAGAAAAGCAGAACGGGATAATCTCCAATCGTATATCGATTTATACGAGCGAAAGTTCCTCCGAATGGTCTTGGGGAAAAGTATGAGCCGTGAATTCATTGAATATCTTCTATCAGGCAAAAATGATGTCGATAAATGGGAAAAGTTGAAAGAAAAGCTTTCTCGTAAAGGATATAGCCCAATTGCTAATTATGTGTATTTTCACTATGTTAGGCGGTGTGGGGTAGTACAAACTCCGGTAGGGACTGTATATGCCTCTGATGATAAAAAGGCGGATCCAAATCCTCTTTTGATTTCTGCTTGGAATAATATGGTGCAGATGAATGAAGATTTGTATGATTTCCTGGAATCAGATAAGGGATATGACGGCTTTGTTTTTAACACAACTATGCTTGAACTCATAAATGGACTGGGAATATGAAATCAATAAACGACATATTCAGAGATATTGTAGATAATACTGCGAAAATATATGGCAGTAATGTTTCCTATATGTTTGGAGATTGGGAATATATTGCCGGGCAGTTAACTGAATGGAGTCAGTCGCAAGAGAGAAGCAAACTAAAGTTTCCTATTATATGCCTGTATTCTCCGTATATCGAGGATCGTACATCTAAGATCCCAAACGCCAGTCTTGAATTTATTATCATGGTAGATACTCGGAAGGAGTATCTTAATGAAGAAAGGGAAAGGGTGTCGTTCATCAATGTTCTACGACCTGTTTATGATGCTTTCATAAAAAGCATACTTTCATCTCCGGACATTGTTAATGAGTATAACGGTGTAATTCCTCATTTATATACAGAAAACTACCGATATGGAAGAAAGGGAGTGGAAGCTGACGGTAAACCATTTAGAGATTTCATCGACGCTATCGAGATAAAGAATTTGAATATTAAAATTAAAAATATTAAGTGCTATGGCAACAGAATTTAGAGAATGTGCCGGTATGGCTCAATTTAATACCGGTACTTCAAAATGTTTGCTTGATCCGGGAAAAGTAAAGGCTATTATTCTTACGATGCATGGTTATAAGCTTCCCGCAAATGCTACAGCGGAATTGCTTGAGGCGGCTTGTCATGATGACCGTCCGAATCGTATCTTCCCGATCAAGACAATTATTGAATATGCACCTTCCGGTGGGGAAGCCAACAAGGCAGCAGTCGGATATGGTCCTAACAAGATTACATCGTATTCCGCAAAGGATGATGTTTGGACAGTGGATGAATATGATGCCAGTCTGAAAGCGAATATCATGGCAGCCAAAGGTGTTGCTTTTGATGCGTACTTCGTAGATGAAAACAATGTCGTGTACGGAATGAATGACGGCACCGATATTCTTGCTGGTATTCCTCTTTCCGGTGTTTATCCGGGCGGACAAGACTGGGATTCATCCGGTACGGAGGCTAACCTTACTATTGGGACGATGTTCAAGGATTACGAAAAATACGTGAAGAACGCAGATTATCGTGTATACAAGTTCGATGTTGTGGAAGCCTTGAAAGGACTTGTGTATGTTGAACTCGTAAAACTCGACACAGGAGAAAACAATTATAAACTAAGAGAGCATTTTGGTGGTCTTGATGTTACCTCTTTCTTCGGTGCGGCATTGGCGGAAGGTGCATCTGCTTGCTTTGATGGAGAGGTGTCCGCTGTTAAATTTGAGAATGGAAATTTGGTTATCACGGCAACCGGCACTCCTTCCTTGAAGTCCCCTAAAGTTTTGCAGGAAAACGGTGTGGTTGGTATTGAACAGTGGGTATCATGAAAGTCGAGGGAATCAATTTTGTAGATGAAGAGGTACGGAAGATGAAGAAAAAGGAGTTCATTGCGAAACACAAGGTCTTTTTTTCTGACCGTACGGATTCTGAAAAAGAAAATATCCTCTCTGACATCTACGACAAGATTGTCGGTATCAGAACTCCTTCAGAGGGTATTATTTAAGTGGTTTGTTTTCAAGAGGGGAGGGCATTTGCCTTCCCTTTTCTCTTATAATTTGCGTATGGCTACAATAAAAGAAGTATTGGATAATGTGACAGCTTTTGTTAATGGGTTTGAAGGAGAGGTTCAACACACTATGGATTCGAACAAATCTCTTGTTAGGGAATTTGTGACAGAGCAGTTGTATTCAGGTGTAAATGGGAATGATAAACCATTGCGACCTACTTATTTGAACGATCCTTGGTTTGCTACTGATGAAGCCGGAAAGTGGAAGAACAATGCGAAGGGGTACGCTAAGATGAAGAAGAGAATAACAAAACCTACTCCCTCTTTCCAGGGGTATCCGGCTAGGGATATTTATACTCCCAACCTCATTATAACAGGGGAATTTTATGATTCTATACGTGTCTCTTCGTCCTCAAAGGGGTTGAAGATAGAAACAAGAGGAAGCGACATAGGAACGGATATAGAAAGGAAGTATGGAAGTGCCATATTGGGAGTAGGAGTGAAGTCCCGTGAATACTTCCTCGAATATGTGCTTAACCCGGCGCTTAAGAATTACTTTTCAAAATTTGGCGTATTATGAGTTGCTGGTGTCAAGGTAATAAACGGCTTGCTTATATAGAGAGAATGCGGGAAATCGCAAAGAAGGCGGCTAAAATGGAGAAATCGGTGTATGTCCTATTCAAAAAAGAGGATGGCAGTATTTGGTATGCAAAAGAGGGAGAAGATTACAAAGGTGTTTTCGTCGAATATATATATCCGTAATACGAAGAATAGGATAATATTCAGGGTGTGCGGTTAGAAAAATCACGGGGATTATACAAAAAACATAGGAAAAATAGAACAATAAAATACCGTCGAAAGAAAAATAAAATAATTGTTTGCCAAATAATAAAAACTTGCTATATTTGTAGTGCGATACAGCTTGGGGAAGCGCATATAAGATATTAAGTATTTCCATAGAGTTGGGAATATATAAACAGTGCCGAAAGATCCTCAAGCGTTCGGTGCTGTTTTTTTTATATTCCTGTGTGTGAAAGGACACACTACGAAAATTGTATGAATGATATTCAGATTTTCAAAAATGAGCAATTTGGCGAAGTCCGAATTGTTATGAACGAAAGTAATGAACCTTTGTTTTGTGCAAAAGATGTGGCGGTAGCATTAGGGTATTCTAATACAGCAGATGCTATTTCAAGACATTGTAAATCAGGCAAAATCGTGTTTCACGAACATGCTAATGGTGTTGGTGGTACTAATATGGTGTATATTCCAGAAAAGGATGTATATCGGCTTATAATGAGAAGCAATCTCCCTAATGCTGAACAGTTTCAAGATTGGGTGTGTGATGAGGTATTACCTTCAATACGTAAACATGGTATCTTTGCGACCTCTGACTTTATAGAAGAAGCCCTAAATAATCCTGATGCCATGATAGCAGCCCTCACGAAATTGAAGCAAGAGCGTGAACGGAGGATTGAAGCGGAAAAACAAGTAGCAGTACTAACTCATGTCAATAAGACCTATACATGTACGGAAGTTGCTAAAGAATTAGGGCTTAAATCGGCAATTGAACTCAATAACCGTTTAAAAGAACTTGGCGTACAATACAAAGTTAATCAGACATGGGTACCATACACTAAATACTCTACGCTTGGTTGGTTTGATATAAAGCAAGAGGTTGCTGACAACGGGCATATTATCTACCATAGAAAGATTACCGGAATTGGTAGACAGGGCATCATCAATCTGTTGGCAATGTAAATCATAAAGAAAGGGTAGCTTTAGGGCTGCCCTTTCCCGCTGATTGGCGTCAACTAATGTGTCGGAACCGAAGCCCCCTGACAAATCTATTATAATGCTTCTATTTTGGTTTCTTCTTTTAATCCTAAGTATTCATTATCATCTTTTAGCCCTGTAAGCCCAAACGGGGTTTTGCGTTCATGCAGACATTTTTCAGTCAAATCATTAACTAGGCTGATAATATGTATAAGTGTCTCGATTGTACGCTTATTGTCATCATACACATAATCATCTGCGTTGAGAATATCCTTAATCAAGTTCAGCAACCCAGATGACAAGCCGAACATTCCGGCATGGTCTAAAATCTCTTTACCGAACTTTGCCAGTTCGCAAACTTGGTCTGCCGTCAGACCTTCAAACTTTTCTCTAATTTCTGAAAATTCCATAGTGATATATTTTTATTAGTGTGATTCGTGTGATTCGTTTTATTTTTCGATATAGTTGTGGCTGTCCGGCATTGAAACGGACTGCTGTAAATGTGTGATGTGTGTTATACTATCTTGGCTAGCTTCCCGTCTGAAGGATTTCCGCCAAACAGGTGGTTTAGATAAGCCAACCCCTTTTGGGTAACCAGCACTTTGGTTACGACAAATCCCGGATGATTGTTACGCTCGATGAACTTCTCTTTCATCTCGAAGTATCCGGCATCAATAAACCTCTGTTTGGGTTCGTTGCGGTTGGCGAAGAATACGCCCGCTTTCCTTAGCTTGTCAAACAGGGTATTTCGCCCGAATCCGAGCTTTAGAATCTTGGCGGACATTCCTATGTCTACCTTGTCGTCGGTGGCGAAAGCTGCGTCGGCAAAGGCTGCCTTTGGTTGGAGTTTGGCGTTTTGCTGCTCCAGTTGTCTCTTTTCCTGCGCTAGCCGTTGCTTTTCCTCTTCCGAGGATACGAGGGCTTTCAGGGCTTCGAGGTAGGTTTGCGGAGTTTGAGGTTTGCGCTTCTCTAGTTCGAGTTGTTCCCAGCGATCAATAATCTTCTCACGGAGTACTGCGTCGTAGCCGGATGCTAGAATCAGGCAGCCTTTCTTGGTGAGTTCGAAACAGGGGAGTTCTTTATATCCTCCTCTTGGCTGTGGTTGCTTGTAGAATGACAATCCAAAATTGGATTGTGATACTCCTTGCGCTAAAAGAGAACGAATATCACGCATAATATGTGCGTGCTGTTTTCCTGTGAGTTCCGCAATTTCAAGCGAACTCATTCTATCCGTATCGTGGATTAACGTCGCCATCAAACTACTATTATTTGTTCGATTTTGATTGTTAGGATTACTGTTAAGCATAAACAATAAAAAAGAGGTATTACTACCTTTCCCGCTGCTTAACACATTCCTAACAAATGCTGACATTCCATTACGGTTTGTCACGGGGGTATAGTAATACCTCGATATTTTAAGTACAAGCATAAAAAATGCTCGCATAAATATGCAAGCTCCACTTGCATTTGTTAGGGTTGTAAATATGTTAAGCATTGCAAAGATACATACATTATTCATATTTCCAAATGTAAAGACTAAACTTTTCATGATTTTTTTTGATTTTGTTGTTTTGCAGGGCAAAACCCCTGCTGGTTAGTTATTATAGATTCATGTAAATACAAGTAAAGTCACATTCTTCATCGTAGTCAACTTCCAGTTCCTTTTTGCCTGCGAAGAAGTTCTTTATCTTAGATACTGCTTCATCGTTTCTTCCATCGAAAGAAAACGTAGCCGATTTCTTTAAAACTGTGACTTCAATAGCTATTCCGGCAATTACTGATAATGTTCTTTCTAATTCTCGTTTCATATTCTGTATTGTTGCGCAGGGCTTTCGCCCTGCTGGTTAATTTACTTATTGATTACTGTAATAAACTCACATTTAGCCCAAAGGGATAAGTCGTTACTATTCATATACTCTTGATTCTTTGCTTCGATTGCCTTTGCTTCTTGTTCACTGATTTCTTTACCGTTTACAAAATACCGTTTCATAATCTTTATTTTTTAATTGTTATTACTTTATTTCCTTTTTGATGTTACAAAGATATTGTAATACTTTATATTGTGCAAACTAAAACAAAAGAATTACTTTAGTTTTAACTATAATTAATAGTGTAATACTTTATATTATTGTGCTAAAACAAAAATATTACCTTATCTTTGTGCTGTGATAAAATAAAGTATTATATTATGGATAATAGAATTAAAGAAATCCTATCGAAAAAAGGTATGACAGCTAAAGAGCTAGCTGTTATTGTAGGTGTATCAAGCGTGAGCTTATATAATATTATTAATGGAAAACAGGAAGCTTCAGCAAATACTCTAAATACTATTGCTCAAAGCTTAGAAGTGCCATTTTGGCAACTTTTTGTATCACCGGAAGAAGTACAGCCAAAGAAAGACGGTCTTTCTCTCACTTGTCCTCACTGTGGAAAAAGCATAAATATTAAAGTAGAATAGTCTATTCTTTTATTTATATCCCCTATACCATATTCATTTATGTGTTATAGGGGCTTTTTCATGTATCAAAATCAGAAATATATTGTAAAGCTTGTATTTTATTTTTGGTTTTTGTACGTTTGCGCATTGTATAACATAAAACACACAGTTATGAAAAAAATAGCTTTCCTGTTGTTCTTGTTTGGTTCATTATCTTTAAATGCTCAAACATTTAAATTTAGTTTTCTAGGAGATGACTTCTTACTTTATAAAGGAAGTCTTTTAAGAGTTAAAAATGATGTTCTTTCAACAGGATTTACTTATACATTTTACAACAGTTTGGATCATTGCCAAAGAAAATTTGATAACAACGTCATATATCCTGACTCTAAATATTATTTTAAAACAGTAAAGGATTCATTGATTAATCGTATATTTAAGGTAGATAATATAATAGACAAACAAGGAAATGAATTAACTAAAGAGAGTAAATTACTTGATGGAAATAAACCTATCTTTGTATTAAAAGACACTGCTAATAATCAGATTATTTATTTTAAGTATGATAAAAATTATGATTTCAATTTTCCATTTGAAAGTAGTGGGATTGTTTACTCTAAAGATTTGCTATGTTCTGGGTTAGAGAGAAAAGTTGATGATTTTACAGATAAAATAACAATAAGTTCTCCTTTATTGTCCGGAAACCGGATATCCCCTATGATAATTTATAAAACAATGTCAAAAGGAGTTTCTGTATATTATCTTAGTTTAAGCACTAGTGGAAATACTGTGAATGTAAATAAGACAGGAGTAAATGTTCTTTTTGATGATGGTACAAAATGGAATAGACAATCAAAGGTTGATGTAGAAGCAACTAGTGATGGATTTGAATACAGTTCTTTTATAAAGCTAACGCAAAATGATTTAATTGTTTTCTCTAAAAAACGGATTAAAAAATTTAGATTGTATATCTATGATGAAGATGTTAATTACGGAGAGGCGGAAAAATTTAAATCCTATGTAGATTGTATAAGAACGGCAAAATAATTTATTAAAAGTAATTATGAAAAACATCTTATTTATACTATTATCTTTATTGTTTATTTCTTGTTCTAATAATCAAAAAAAAGCAGAAAATGAGATTTACAAGAGTATAAAATCCCAAATGCCAGAAGGGTGGGTATATACTCCTATTAAATTTAGTGAATTGGCGGATGTCCTATCTAATATAAATGAAGAAGAAAAGTATAAAGAATTAAAAGAGAAATACGATAAGATAGAATATCAATATTTGTATGATTCAATATACAACGCTGAAAAATACAAAGTTGATAGCGCTATGTATGGTAAAGATCTTGCAAATGAGATGAGAATCAAACCTTCTTCATACGAAAGAGATTTATTGGCTAGAGAAATAAACGACTTAGAAGCTAAATATACTCCTTATAAAATAGGAACAGGAATTATTCATACTTATATATGTAAAACTAATTTCGGAGACTCGCTTTACTGTTCTAAATATGTTTTTGATGAAAATTTTAAAATAAAAAAAATATATAAAAATTCAAATTCAATAGACTCTGATTCCGTTAACAACATAATTGATGAAGTCAGAAAAAGTGAAGATTTTGATATAAATAAAGATCATGATTATTTATGGTATTATAATTAATTCTTAAAATGATAACATTATGACATATTGTTGGCAGCATAAAAATAATCATTAATCATATTTCCACTCCTAACCAAATAACACAATAAAATCATGAAAACATCAAACCAACAAAATGAAATTGCCGTTCATTGTGGTAAAAACACGGACAGCATGGAAAAATTAGAGAAAATCTGTAAGGAAGAAGCTGAAAAGCTAGTGAGCACACTGGAACTTGCTGAAGGAGATGCAGTATCCGTTCCTTTCTGGACATCGGGTCCCGACTTTCCCGAACTTATCTGTGTGGGAAAATTCAAAAGGGATGAAAGCGAAAAGGTTGTCTACGAATTGGATTTCTCGGAGTCAACATTGTAACCCATTCCCCCCCTCCCCCCCGTGCGGGGGTCTGTGCGTCTTTTTATCTATCTCTTTCCT